GATTCTTTAGCCGCAAATGTAATGTCTTTTTGAGCTTGTAAAAGTGCTGGCGAGATTTGTTTGATTGATTCTGAAGTTATCATGTCTTGTAGTTTCCTGTAGAGTTAAATAATATTTTCTATTGTAGCATCATAAATGGCTTTAGCCCATCTACTTGTTTCATGCTTGGTGTAAACATGATAAGCCATTTCAGAGATAACTTTATTAACTTCATCTCTAATACGACCTTCTTTGTTATCTTCTGCATCAAACATGATCATGTGAATTTTATTTAATAAAACACAATCACCTTGAAAATCAGAATACAACTCACCGAAGTTTTTAATTTGGAAAGTTAGATAGTATTCGATAAGCTCAAGAATATTCTTGATTTCATCTGAATCATCAAAAAAATCAGGATCAGGCTGATGTAATGCCTGAATATGAATTTTATTTTCAACTGGAATATTATCGTTTGCCATATTGACATCCGTATGTAATTGATTTAACGGCATATTACACCACCTTTAACCAATTGTCTAACATAGGATATAAAACATAGAGCCAGAGGGCAAAATAAGCCCATAAAGCGATTGTAAAGATACATAATTGTTTAGTTTGTCTTGTCATGTCTTTTCCTTTCGTTTCCGTTTATAAATACTGCAAAACGGAATATACTCCAATATTCTATTCATGTAAAACTTTTTTTATGCGTAATAATGAACACTTGGCACAGTCTTTGCTAGTAAAATGGTTTAGGCTTCAATATCCTTATATGGCTAAATGCCTATTTGCCATCCCAAATGGCGGTGCAAGGCACATAGGAACGGCTATAAAGCTCAAAGCTGAAGGTGTTACTGCTGGGGTATCAGATTTATTTTTAATGATTCCTACGGCTTCTGGAAAGCATGGTCTTTTTTTGGAAATGAAAACAGATGTTGGTAAATTACAACAAAATCAGATTGACTTCCTTAATTTAGCAGAATCAATGGGTTATGAAGCAAAAGTGGCTTATGGATTTGAGGAAGGTGTTGAAATTATAAAAAAATACTTGCAAGAAACATAAATTTGGATTTATAGTTGGAAACGATAAGAAAACTACACGAGGAACTAAATGCATTACTATCCCCACAACATATCAGACTACAGGGCTGATACAGGACATTTAACATTATTGGAACATGGTTGCTACCATCAATTATTAGATCAATATTACCTAAACGAACAACCGCTACCACTTGAAGTGGACAAAATTTTTAGATTACTTTCAGCGAGGACAGAAGATGAGAAGATTGCTATTCAAAATGTGCTTAACGATTTCTTTATTAAAACTGAAGTTGGTTTTATTCAAAGACGAGCTGATGACGAAATTAAGTTTTACCACGATAGAATAGATTTAGCATCTAAAGCTGGTCGTGCAAGTGCCGAAAAGAGGGCTAATTCCAACAAGCGTTCAACGGATGTTCAACCAACTAATAACTATAACAAAGAACTAATAACTAATAACCATATAGATATATATACCGATTTCGATTCATTCTGGGCAGAGTTTCCTAGAAAAATCGGAAAAGAAGCCGCAAGAAAATCTTGGAATAAGATAAGACCTAATTTACAAGATGTTCTTAAAGCATTAGCTTGGCAAAAACAAAGCAAGCAATGGTTTGAGAAGGGTGGGCAGTTCATTCCTAATCCAGCGACCTATTTGAATCAACATCGCTGGGAAGATGAGCCGCCTGAAAGATTAACATTCTAGGAGTTTAGATGTTAAATGAACTTATGTGTTTATCAATGATCATGTTCGGTGAAGCAAGAGGTGAGCCAGATATTGGAAAAGTTGCAGTAGCTTATACTGCGATCAATAGAAAAGCTGATCCCAAATATCCTAAAAATATTTGTGCCGTTATGCAACAAGACAAGCAATATGAGTTTTTAAGCAAGATAGGTATGCCAGAGGAATATCAATATAAATATCTTGAGCCAATTGCATCTGCAATACTTCAAGGCAAAATTGATGATCCAACAAGAGGTGCAAAATGGTTTCATACCAGAAAGATTAAACCTTACTGGATTAAAGGCAAAGAAATTAAATTGGCTTTAGGAAATCACATTTTTTATTAACAAGACTAGGAAAAGATATGACAACACAAAATACAATGCCAAATTTGGAAACATGGGTGAAACAATTAAATGGGACACTTAATGTTTCCGAAGTGGCTAAAACAAATGGTGCTATGAAAGAATCGGATTTTGTAAAAGAATACAGAGTTTACTTAACCATAGAAGGTAAATGTTTAATGACATTGACCAATGGCAAATTTCCGCCTAAAAGAGCAATTCCTAATTTAAGATTAACATTTAACGAAACAACTAATCGTTTAATGAGCGCAACAGTTTTGTCTGGGGGTAAAGTATGAGCATCAACTCGCATTTAAAAGTTCACAAAGCTAATGCGATAAAACACAAAAAAGCTAAAGCTGGATTGGAAACTTTGGTGCATCCAAATTTACCTATGAAATCTTTAAAGCACAAACCTACAAAACATAAACCTACTAAAAAGAGAAAATAATATGGAAAATAAAATTTTAGGATATTTGCTAGAGGAAACAGATTATCAAGGAAATGTTGTTTGGAAAATTATGTCATGGACTGAACCTAAATTAGATTGGCTTAATGATTTAAAAACTAAAAAACATAATTTAACGATTACAGAACTTGTGGCTGGCAATATTAAACATATTGATGGAGTAAAAAAGTATGATTCATCTAAATTTGTGGTGGGTTTATAAATTGGTTGGCTTATTGCTATGGTTTGTTATATTATTAGTTTTAGGCATGGTTCTTTTTTATCTTATAGAGGATTATTTAGATGACTAAATTAATCGCATTATTAACAGCATTATTAATCGCACCATCAGCTATGGCTCATGGATACTATGGTGGTTATCATGGCGGATATGGCAGTCATTATTATCATGGCGGTGGCGGTTATGCAGCTCCACTTATTGGTGGGATGGTTGTAGGCGGTGTAGTAGGTTATGCATTAGCGCATCCAGCAACATCAGTTACTCCACCACCGATTGTTATTTACCATGATATTCCAGTTGGTTATCATCAAGAGCTTATTAAAGATGCTAACTGCAATTGTTTTAGAAATGTCATTTTGCCAGACTACAGACCATGAAATTAATAGATTGGTGTATTAGGGTTTTAGTTGCAGGCGGTCTGATTGGATTTTTAATTGGACTATTTACAATCATAGATTTAATGTTGATAAGATGAATACATTTAGATATTTGGTCATCGATGATTTTGGCGATGCAATCAGAAAGTTTATGACAAAGCATGAAGCTATGTTTTATGTTTTAAATAAGCCACAACATAAGATTAAAAAATTAGATGTGCCAAAAATTAATATATTTGATTTAATCAAGGATGAACCATTATTTTAAGGAAACTTATGACACCACAAGACAAAATAGCATTTAAGCAAGTTATGGATACAGTCACAGCTTTATATCAAAAACCACAACTCGATATTGATACTTTAAGAATTTGGTTCAATAAGCTAGAAAAGTTTGAATTTCATGTAGTAACTAAAGCATTTGATAAATGGGTTGATAACAATAAATTCTTTCCCAGTATTTTTGATATTTTGCAACTCTGCCGGGAAAAACCAATAGAGTTTGTTCAATTAAAAGCTCCCACATTAACAAAACAACAAAATCATCAATATTCGCATGAGGTTCTTAAATTCATGGCTGAACAACAAACTAATAAACCAAAAGATATGAGAGCGTGGGCAAAACGCATTATTGCTAATCCTAAAAACTATCCAACTATATCTTTAAAGTTTGCAAAGGAAGCTCTCAATGCAAATTAAATGGAAAAAGATTAGCGAATGGGCTATTGAATGTGGTCAAATCAATGTTACAAAAGCAAAAGTAATGGATACTGAAAAGTTTGTTGTTTGGAATCAAGGAAAGCTCGTTCAAATATATAAGACATCAAAGGAAGCTAAAGATTATGCAATTTCACTTATCGAAACAATTAATGCCAACGCTGATACTGGAATTAAATCGGTTACTAGAAAAAAATCAACTATTACTGATTACAATTAAATCAAATGATGTCCGTTCTAAAGATCAAAACAAGCGGCTTTGGGGTTATCTTTATAAGTCTGTCGGTGATTTTCTTGGGTATTCAAGCATGGAAATACATTATTTGTGCGGTGCTATGTTTCTTACATCCGATATAACCATTCATGGTAAAACTATTCAACACACTAAAAGCACAACTGATTTAACTGTTTCTGAAATGGCAGATTATATGACGCAAATTGAAGCGTATTTTGCACAATTTGGATGGTCTGGCGAATGATCACCATTCCATTAGATCAAAATATAGTTTATTACTGTCGTGGTTTATTAAAAAATAATAATTTTGGTCAGCGTGGTATAGCTGATGGAAACCAATCCGAACAGTTGCGAGGTATAGTTGGTCAATGCATGGTTATGGATTTGCTTGGTTTAGCATTAATGGAAGCTGATGGATTTGATAAAGGCATTGATTTTACATTTAATGGCAAAACCTATGATGTTAAAACAATGGGCAGAACTGTTGATCCGGAAGATTACTATGTAAACAATCTTATTAGGCATCAAATAAATTACAAAGTTGATCGTTATATATTTTGCAGTTTAAACAAAATTAAGATGAATTTAACTATATGCGGATGGATTGATAAAGATAAATTTGCAGAAAAAGCAAATTTTTATCCATTAGGAATGGAAAGAACACGCTCTGATGGCACTTCTTTTAAAACTAAAGCTGATCTATATGAAATTCCTAATTATCTTTTAAATCAACTTAATTCAATTAGTGATCTAATTACACTATGATTAAAGATGAAAGAAAACATTATGACAAATTGGTTCAGATTGGTTGCATTGTTTGTAGGAATCTTGGCTTTGGTTATTCAGCTCCACATATTCATCACATTAGGCATGGGGTTGGATTGGCTATGCGTAGCCATTGGAGTATGGCTATCCCTTTATGTCCAACTCATCATCAAAATGGTGGTTATGGAGTGGCACTTCATTCAGGGCAAAAGACATTTGAAGCAAAATATGGCTCGGAAGTAGATTTATTGCAACAAACTTTAGACTTGCTAAATAAGAAAGGATAAGTATGGTAGAATTTATGATAATTGCCATTTGCATTTTTATGGCTTTACAGGCTTTTAAATAAGGATCAAATATGGACAAAAAGGTATATTCAATTAAAGAAGCTAAACAGGATTTAGGCACAAAGCCAACGATTGGTGAATTTTGTTTAACTATGCTTCATCAAGGCACTAATTCACACATTATTCATTTACAAACTAAATCCAGAACTGAACACAAAATCTTGCAAAAGTTTTATCGTAGAGTTGTGGAAAAAGCAGACGATATTATCGAAATGTGGCAAGGCGTAAATGCTCCACAAATTATTGAATATCCTGATAAATGGATTCCGCCTTTAAAAAATGGTTTAGATGACATTATGCGATTTAGAAAATACATGGAAGATAATCGAGATGTATTAGGTGATGATTCTGGATTACAAAACCAAATGGATGACATGATGGAATTAATTAATGCTATTGTTTATAAAGAATCACGATTTGTGGAAAAGAAAGGTCCATAATGTCCGATAAAACATTAAAAGAAGCAGTTCAATACATTGCTAATGTATATAAATCTGTAGAACAAGAAGCTAAATCGTGGAAATTTAACCAAAGTGATATTGATTTTGAATTAAAGAAAACCAATCCAATGACAGTTGAATATGGTATTTTAATG